ATGAGTCAATAGAAGACGATAACCCCAATGACTTATTCGCGGGGACTACTTGGAGTGTCTTTGGTCAGGGTAAGGTGTTAGTGGGTTTAGACTCTAGTGATGCTGATTTCAATAGCACTTCTGACAGTGGCGGTTCTAAAACTGTTACGTTAACAGAAGGACAAATGCCACAGCATAGCCACTCCTTTAGCGGTTCAAGTGAAAATGCAGGGTCTCATACCCATACAACTACTGGAACAGCCGCTAGTGCGGGTTCTCACTCTCACGGTACTAACATCCGATTTAAATATGCTACAGCTTTAGTTAATAATAGTTCGTCAACAGTGGCTTCAGATGATAGGTCAGTTGATGTGGTCGATCACGGGAGCGGAAATGGGGGTTTCCAATCCACTCTAGGTAACAACACTACGTCCCACGCTGGTCACACCCACAGCGTAACAGGGTCTACTAATACACTAGGTAGCCATAATCACACCATAAATGGCACTGTTGGCAATAAAGGTAGCGGTCAAGCTCACGATAACATGCCTCCCTACACTGTTGTTTACCGTTGGAAAAGAGATAGCTAATTATGGCTTATAAGAAGATAGAAATAAAAAGACCTCGCGGAATTAACCTTGATCTGTCTCCTTATGCTATGCCTAATGAGATGTGGAGTGAGGGAGATAATGTAACATTTAGGCAAGCTAGAACTAATGTAGCTCAAGGTTACTCTGAAGTTTACAACACTCAATATGACTCAGGAAGTAATCCAATAGATGATACAACTCTTGTTGGTCATCCCATGATTGCAATACCTTTTACAGACTTTAGCTCTAATTATTGGTTTTATGCTAACGCTACAGACATTTATCGTATAGGCTCTGATGGTGTTCATACTAAAGTTACTAGAAATGATGGAGCAGGTACACCTACTTATACTACCTATACTGGAGACTACGACAATGGGTGGACATCATCATTGTTTAATGGTGCTTTGATATTTAATAATACTGAAGACGTTCCTCAGTTCTTAAATGATCCTAGTGGTAGCTTTAGTGATTTAACAGCTTGGCCTAGTAATGAGCGTTGTGGTGTTATACGTCCTTTTAAGAACTTCCTACTTGCTTTAGATATTCATGACAAAAACACTAGTGACTCTTTCCCTACAAAAGTAGTATGGAGTGACACTGCTCCGTTAGGCGGTGTACCTGCTTCATGGAACACTGGTGACCCTGCTGTACAGGCGGGATACAATATCTTACCAGATACTCAAGGTAGGATTGTAGACGGAAAATCGTTGAATGATACATTCTTTATTTACAAGAACGATGCTGTATGGGCTATGCAGTTTATTGGAGGTAGTCTTGTATTCTCTTTCAGAAAGGTATTTAGTGACGGCTCAGGTATCTTAGCTAAGGATTGTGTAACAGAGTTTGAGGGTAAGCATTTTGTTGTAGGTGTTGATGACGTTTATATTCACGATGGTACAGCTAAGAAGTCTATTATTACTAATCAAATGCGTAAAGCTTTATATTCTCAGATGAATCCAGACCATACAGACAAAGTTAAATGTGTGCATGACTCTAAGAATAGAGAGGTAGTGATTCATTATCCTTCTGTTGATAGTCCTACAGGTGAGTCAGATAAAGTAGTTATTTATAACTATGAGTCAGATTCATGGACTAAACGTGATGTAAATAGAATAGCGTTTATTGGTGTAGGACACGTACAAAGAGAGGTAGGTGAACCTGAAGGTTGGGACAGTGACTCAGGTACTTGGGATGGAGATGGTTCATTCTGGGGAGAAGAGTCTTATAACCCTTCTCGTAATGATTTGCTATATGTTAAGCATGGTGATGCCAATAATACTTCTGGTTTATTTCTAGGTGAGTCAGGTCTTAGTATCAATGGTGTAACATACAAACCTTTTGTTGAACGTATTGGTTTAGACTTTGAAGACGATAAAGGTTATAAATATATCAACGCAATCTACCCACACTTTGAAGGTGAAGGTACAGTTAACATCTACGTAGGTACTGAAGAAAGACAAGGGGGTGGTCTTACGTGGTCACAGCCTCAAGAGTTTGTAATAGGTGAAGACTATAAAGCTACCTTTAGAGAAAGCGGTAGATACATTGGAATTAAGATGGAGTCAAAGACTGATAACATCTGGGCATTAACTGGATACTCTGTTGAGTATAGTTATGAGGGAAGACAGTGAGTAAGTATATACCATTACCACCTCCACAAGAGGCTGAGTCTGTTCCTGTATATTTGCAGAATGAATTGCAAAAGATATCTCAGGCTACGGATATAATTGAAGAAAGATTAGATACTGATACTACAGACAGTCTTGCCTCTAGTTGGCAGACAGTAGATTTAAACACTGTGCAAACTAAGGATTACAACCTTACATATGACCACTACAGTCAATCATCTTCTAACAAACCCACTGCTTCTCCTGATAATGCTAACGCTGTTCTTACTGCTAATACACACTCTAGTAACTATCGCCATCAGCTTGCCTTTAACTCTGATGAAAAGTTCTATCATAGAGCGCAACAGAGTGGTAACTGGACGGATTGGGGGCGAGTAATTGTCAATGGCGCAGATAACAATTTACAGCTAAGGGGAGGCAGTACCACCGTTTACCTACGAGACACAGACGCAAACTCTTCGATGCTCCATTGTAACTCTAATAGATTTTATGTCTTACGCGGGGGCAACGATACAACCACATGGTCTACTGTAGGTGGTCACTGGCCTGTTTACTGGGACTTGACAAACAACAATGCATACTTTGGTGGTAGTATAACTGAGTATTCAGATGCAAAGCTAAAAGAAAACATCAGACCTATTGGTAACTCAATGGAGATGTTCGATAAACTTGAGGCCAAGCGTTACAACATGATTGATGGCGGTAAAGCTGATATTGGTTTTATTGCACAAGATGTACAAGCGGCAGGTTTAGATGAAGTTGTTATTGAAAGTGAAGACAAAGACGTAGAAACAGGTGAAGTGTTAGGTACAACTTTAACCTTAAACTACACACACATGACCCCTGTTCTATGGGATGTCGTGAAAGAACTTAAAGCTCAAGTTGAAAGCTTGAAAGCAGAAGTAGAAGAGCTAAAAGGTACTTAGATGTATAAAGTAAGCTTAGTAAAAGACGTTGCAGAAATAGAAAAGAATCAGAACGTAATCATTGAATATCTTCTTAAAGTAATTGACAAAGCCCCTGAAGTTACTTTGAATACAGTGTTAGAAAGTATACAGAAAGGACACAGCCAGTTGTGGTTGATCTACAGAGATGAAGAAATACTAGGGGCTGTAGTTACTAAGCATGTTTCATATCCTGTTAAAGAAAGGTTATTGATACATCTATGTGGTGGTAAAGATATTACAGAATGGGTCGATCTTTATATGGAAACTGTTGAAGATTGGGCAAAAGAAAAAGGACTAGATGGTGTTGAAATATTTGGAAGAAAAGGTTGGACTAAACTAATTCCAGATTATTCTTCCGACATAATATATATGGTTAAGGAGTTTTAAATGAGTAAAGGTGGCGGTCAAACTACAACTGAAACTGAAGAAAGCACTACTTCAAGTCAACAGGTACAGCTAGGAGAAGAGCTACGCGGTATGTCTATCGGTGGCTTGATGGATGCGTACAATCTATATAATCAAGGCACTGAAGGTATCTATCAAGGTGCTAGACTAGCAGATCAAGATGCGATGGTAGGTCAGGGTGAGCAAGCTCTACTTGACTTATATGGTACAGGTGGTGGTGTGTCAGACTTGCTTGGTATGGGTCAGGCAGGTCTTGGTAACTTACTAGGTGCGGCAGATGCTTCTCAAACGTATGATACCTCTAGAGCCTTTGAAGGTTCTACTGCTGACTTGTCTACTAACAAGACATTCCAAGACCAACTAGCAAGTATCTTAGATGATTCTAATGTTGCATTCCAACGAGGTTCTGTTCCGTTATTCCAGAAAGGCACAGCCGCAGGTCAGTATGGCGGTAGTGAAACTGGTGAAGGTTTAGGATTACTTGGTGGTGAGATTAACAGAGCTACGCAGAAGTCAATATCAGATGCGGCACTAGCACAGCAGAACCTAGACTTAAAGCAACGACAGTTGGCACAGAGAGATAGACAACTATCGCAAGCAGACATAAATTTAGGACTACAGGATAGAGGCTTAGGATATCAAACAGCAATGGGAGCGTTAGGTCAACTTCCTGCTTTTGCTAGTCAGCTTGAAAGAGGTGGTGGTCTGATGTCTGCTATAGGTCAGGATAGAACTGCAAGAGACCAAGCACAGTTGATGGATCAGATACAACAGTTTGATGCTCCACGTATGGCTGAAATGGGTAACCTTGCACAGTTCTATGACTTCTTAGGTTCAAACCCTCTAGGTAGAGAGCAGTATCAATCAGGAGAATCTAGTTCTTCTAGTTCAACTGTAGAGACAGCCCCTGAGTCTGATCCGTTTAGTACATTACTCGGTGTAGGCTTGACATTAGCAGGTATGCCTGTGGCAGGTACGGCGGCTAACGTAGCGGGCGGTTCTGTAGGTGGTAACTTCTTAGCAAATATGATGAAACCAAAACCATCAGATATGCGCCTGAAAACAAACATCAAAGAGCTAGGTAGATTAGATAATGGTCTTGGTGTTTACTCTTGGGATTGGACTGAAGAAGCAGAAGAGAAAGGGTTAAGTAATAGTATGCGTTCAGGATTCATGGCACAAGAAGTAGAAGAGATTATGCCAGAGAATGTAGTAACTATGCCCTCTGGTTATCTAGCTGTTAAGTACGATAAAGTATTTCAAGAACTAGCGTGAAAGGATAGATGATGACTAATAACGATGCTTTATATCAGTTTATAATACAAGAGGAGGGCTTTCCTATGGAAGGCTCTGAGGCTAGAACATACATTCCAAAGAGAGATGGTAAAGCTATTGGCAAGTCTGGTTTAACATTTGGTGGCGGCATCGATATTGGTCAGATGGATTTGAAAAGCTTTATGAAGTTAGGGCTACCTAGTAATGTGCAAGAGTCTTTACTACCTTACGTAGGTAAGCAGGGTGAAGATGCTTTAGCTGTTGAGAGAGAGCTAGGTCACTTCAATGTACCATCAGATGTTGCAATGGGTATTACTAGATCACATATTGACAAGACAGCGAATAGTGTTAAAGAGAAGTTTAAGGGTATTGACCTATCACCAGAGCAGTTAGCTGTAGGTGTCTCGCTAGTACACAACTACGGTAATAGTGCTTTAGGCTTTAACAGTATGCGTGAGATTATGAAAGGTGACATGACTAAAGGTATCTCTATGTTACGTGACCCTGACGAATGGACAAATGAAGAGCTACTTCCTAGACGTAATCGAGAAGCTGATCTTCTACAATCATATATAGATAAACAGCTTGCGGCAATGCAACAGCAACAACAACAGCAACCTCAGCTACTGAATACTGGAGTAAGATAATATGAGTGATATCATGCAAGCATACAGAGACTTCCAAGCTAGAGTCTCTGCTGATCCTCAACGAGAAGCTATGAGACAGACTCTTCAGCAGTCTAACAGTCCTTTTGCATTGTTAGGTAGAGGTGTAGGTAATGTAGCTAATGCATCCTTACCTCCAACTGCTGATATGCTTAGAGCGCAGATACAAAGCAACCCTGAAACTAATAATCCTAGTATGCCAGAGACTGTAGGTAATACTATCAAGTTCTTTCAAGATATGCAATCACCTAGTTGGCTTGACCCTTACCAAACTGGTCAAGATATAAGACAAGGGGTCAGTAGTGTCGCAGACGAAGTAGTTGGAGGAGCTAAAGAGCTAGGTAATCTTGTAATCAGAGGCACTGAGGCTGTTGCTGATCCTCTTGTGCAGGCGGCTCAAGGACTTATTGGTAAGGAAGCTACTGGAGTAGAGGAAGGTTCTTTTGGTAGATATGGAGCAGGTGCTGATGCTCCTGTCGAAGTTGTTAGTACTCCTCCTACTCCTGTAGACAC